TAATAAAAAGTTGAAAAAGTATCTATTGCCATTATGCGCTTGCCACCACTCTTGTATCATTTGAGTCAAAAGTATCATTTAAGATTTGAGCAATTTGGAGTCCAACTTCACGCGGACTTAATACTGTACCTTCGACATTAATTGTAACTGCCGTTGTTTTTTCTTTTACATCTGGCGCCTGTGGAGCTTCTGTTGCAGAAGGCGATGTTGCCCCTCCCGCTACTCCTGGCGTAGATTGACCTCCACCCGCTAATCCTTGTAAAACTCCACCCAAAACAATTAAACCAATACCTGCCGCGACAGCTTCGCCCCCACTTAATCCAAGTAAAGGACCTGTGGCCGTCATGCCAAACCCAACTAAGAGAAAAAATTGCCCAAGCTGTATAGCTAAAGCGCCAATTGTATTTAAAATTGATTTTCCAAAATTTTCAAAAGCATTGCCGCCCCTGGCAAGAGCATTTCCAAATGCCGCAAATGCATTTGAAATTCCTGAGACAAACGAATTTCTAAATGTTTGCGCCAAAGTATCTGCAGTAACTGTCATCTTTAAAGACGCAACATTCCATGCGTCTGCTATATTTTTAAATGAAATACCAATCGGACCGCTTATTTGATCTATGTTTTGATGAAATTCCTCAATCTTACCTTTTGAATTTAAAATTGCATTATCAATTCTTTTAAATGCAGATTCTACATTGTCCGCGACATCTACTTTTATTATATCTTTTGATTCAATCGGAGTATTTTTTATTGTCTCCCATGCTTTTTTAAAATCTCCAGAAATGAATTGTTGAAATGCAACAGACAAAACTCCAAGATCTGCAGCAACCCCGCCTAGAAGATGACTAATGAGTTCTATTGGCCCTAAAAAAAACTGACTAATTGTCGAGCCAACGACAACAAACCCATGCGCGATTTGTTGCAAAAGATCAGTATTGTCTTTTAATGATTTAAATTTATCTCCAAATTCACCAAAAATTTTTGCAGTCTCTAAAATTGCTCCTCGAATCGCAGGGTTTTGAGTAACAACTTTTCCTAAAGATTCTAATAAATCATCAAAATTTAATTTTAATAAATTTACAGCTCCAGCAAATGTTTTTGTTTGCGCTTCTGCAGATCCACCAAAACGGCTAAGAGTAAACTCTATTGCAGCACCGGCACGCAATTGAGATTCTGAAAATTGTTTATAAATAGGAAGCTGTCTAGATAATTCAGTCGAATGCCCAGATAAAGATTTTCCCAATGCTTGTATTGAAGAATCTAAATCTTTTCCGGTTGCAGCACTTAATTCAATTGCCGCTTTTGTTAGTTGTTTTGTTTGCTCATTTGTTTTTGTATAAACAGTAGCTAAAGAAACTAAAGACAAAACAGTTTCATCTTGTATGCCTGCCGTTTTTTGCAATTGGTCGGCAAATGCTTGAAATGATAAAGAAGCTTCCTTGCTATATCTTCCAGAATTTGACAGCGATGTATTTAATTTATTTATTGCATTATCTGATTCGATGGCAGCTTCTAAAATCTTTTTTCCGGCAAATGCTGCCGCTATGCTAGCGCCAACGGCGACGGCAATAGATCCTAGTTTAGAAAATGATTCACCAAGTGCATCAATTGATTTTTGCGCACCGCTTGAATCTAATTCAATTTCTAAATTTACATCAGCCATTTATTTTACCAGACAATATATTTGCGAAATCTTCTATGCTAGAAACTTTTTCATTATCCTTTTTAATAATATCAGCCATTTTTGAATATGAATTAAAAATTTTGTCTCGATCTTTTTTGCTTTTTAAATTTGGATAAGCACTGGCTTGTATCATTGTCATTGCTTCTTGTGCCTCAAAAGATTCTGTACATTTTAAATAATTTCTAAATGTACTCCATTTTAATTTTAAAATCTCTTTATCGGTCCACCCATAATAATAAGCTAGCCTTGCTTTCATATAGTCAAGGCTATCTACTTTTTTCCAGACAATTCTCCAACTAATTTATCAGCTAGTTTTTTTAATGTTAAAATACCCATTGAATCAGCAATGTCTTTCGGCATTCCCATTTTAACAACTAAATCAATAAAGGCAGATGATTCTCCGCCTTCAGATGATTTTAATTGCTTACCAAATAAATCTATTTCATAAGCCATCGGCTCGCGCAGGGAATAAGTATTCCCCGCATATTTAACATTAAATTTTTCTCCGCTGCCTAAATCAATATCCATTTTTCACCTATTAAGGAATAAATTCAGTTTGATTCCAATTTCCACGAATGAATTGTTGAATTGCATCAGGCTTACCATCATCAAGATAAATTTTAAAAGTTACACTCATTGTCTCTGGGTTCTCACCTGAGAACACAATGCTTTCTGGAATCGGGTAAGCTTTCCAAAAACACATGTCACGAGAATAATCTGATGAAGACAATGCAACGGGATGTAGAATCAATCTACGAGCTTGAACTACCGTATTCAAACCTTGACGACTAACGCCCCAGCCGAATACCTCGCTACCTCCCGATGGAGTATATGTTCCACCCGCTGCCTTTGCTAAAATTTCTTTTTGCAAAGATAGATGAGATTCTTTCAAAGTTAATTTTAAAGATGTAACAACGCCTTGACGAAGATCAGCCAGTGGAGTTACGCCGCTTTGATGAGCCGTAACCTCCAAAAGAGTTTCTTCAAAACTTACCTCAACGTCGCCGTCTAAAAGCCCAAGATTAATTGTTCCACCGTCTTGTTGTTGGGTAAATGTAAACCCTGTAGCAGCTGCGCCATCTGTGAAATTTGTTGTATCACCAACGTCTACACAAGTAATTGTCACTGTATTTGAAGAAGATGTAGAAACAAAACCAGCCAATGCATCAATCGCTGCCGCTGTAGCAGTCGCAACCGCTGTCGCTGTAGCATTTGTGGAAATACTTACTTTGACTCCAGTATATCCAGCTATGGCCGGATCAATACCTCCCGATCCACCAACCTCATACCAAATATAGTAATGAATAGCATCAAGCGCTGTATGAATTTTAAAGTATTTATTTTCTAGAGATTGAGAAACATCGGCAACAGTGTCAATACACCATTTTTCTTCGATTTCCCATGTGGCATCTACTGGCTCAATCCTTATATTTGCACTATTTCCGCAACTCATTTTCCCTCCGTGGGTAATTTATAATTAATTAGGACATATCATTATTAATGTGTCAAAACTCAAAGTAACTAAAACAGAATTATCATTAGTATCGCCAAGCGGCTCAATCGTTGAGCCACTAAAAGAAACATTTTTTATATTTCCCAAAGTTCTATTTGCCGCCGATAAAATACTTTTTAACATAGATTCTTGCTCTGAAATCGCAGTATCAATCGCTGTCGATGGTCTTCTATAGCCTTTAATAAAAAATCTTACCTCAACCAAAACATTCATCTCGATTATATCTTGATTCTGTTTAATCGTCGATATTGACGGAGTAGATATATGGTAAGACTTGTTAAGCAAAGTTGAAGGTATATTGTTTGTATTAAATCCATCTTCATGCTCTTTGTAGCCCTTCTCATTTAGTCTAGCTCTAAAATAAGGTCTAACGGAAGACAGGCTCATCGACGAAGAATATCCATTGATTTAACATTTATGCCTTCATTAACCCCAACCGTTCCACTTCCATCGATATCTAACCTCAAAATCGCTCTGTCTCTAGCTTCATTTGCAAAAGAATCATAACGCTTTGCTTTAAATGAAAATACATCATCAACCTGATTTGAAATTCCATCAAAAATAAGTCTTAAGGCTAGATATGTAGACCATTTTCTAAATTCTTCAGTATTAATTAAAGCTGTTTTAGTTAAAGCGGCACCATTAGAATCAGTATGACCATTTTCATTTAACCAGTCCAAAATTAAATCTCTAGCCCGTCGATGAACATCCAAGTATGAATTTCTTCCCTCTTTAATATATTTTAAAATGTCCGGCTCATGTAATTGCAAATCAGAATCATTTGACAATAGTTTATCATTGGTAGAAGTTAAAACAGATATTGTCGATGTAAAAGAAGAGGGAGCACCGTCCGTGGTGATTCTCAGTGTTACCACCTTATCTCCGTCCGTAGAGTACTCATAATCCAAATACCAATCATTAGAACTAGATCCAGTTACATCGACAAACCCAGCCGAGGCAAACGGCTGGATTTCAACTAGAGTTATTGCAGCAGATCCTTTGCTTACATAGCTTCCAGAGCAATCAATTCTGGTTTTATCATCTACCTGGACATATATTTCATTTTTAATGTCGCCAAAAATAGCCATTATAATGCCCTTTGTTTGTTAACAGATTTTTCTCTAATCTCTAAAACCCCATCTTCCATTGTCCAGTCAGAGCGACCGGACAATGTTTTAAAGTCTTCAAATAGCTGTTCTTCTGTTTTGCCCATTAGTAACTAGCTACCTCTTGCCAAACAACATTTACACTAAAATGCCAGGTCATTGATGCCGGGGCTGCGGCGCCAATTCTTAAAACAAAACCCTCATTTTGAGCCAAAACAATCGGATGGAATAAATTTTCAGAAGAATCAAAAAGATCAGACAGGGGAAATATTTCAAAAGTTGGAGCGACAGTAATTGCTCCTGTTATAATTCCAGTGCTCACGGTTGAAATGTCCTGAGTATCAAGAGTTTTTGTTCCAGCCGTAAGAGCCGCCGTTGTTGATATACCAATATCATTAACAAGTGATGTTCCCATTGATGTTCTAAGTTTTGCATTATTTCCTGTCATTGTTAGGCGTGTTCCACCAGAGCCCGCCGCCGTCCAAGAGCGAGCAGCTGTCATGCGTACAGAAAAAAGACCCGCTGCTGTTGCAGCAACGTTAGCCCCTGCGCTAAACTGAACCCTATGAATCAAAGCCAAATTTGTAGCGTCTGGCCATCTAAATTGAAAAATTTCAGAGTTTGCAGATAGGGCTGCCGCCATAGTTCCGCTTGTAGACGAAACAGAATATGCGCCAAGAGACCCATGATCTACTGGCCTTGGGGTAAATCTCATTGCTCTAAATGTTGTTCCATCAACTTCTGCTGTTGTTCCGCCGTTGCCCTGAATTTGTATGGCCATTTAAAACTCCTTAAATAAAAGTTAGCCCTGTAAATAAAACAGCATTATTGCTTATGGTTAAATTTTTAGTTGCAGCATGAGTATCTACAGCCGCTCGTATTTGTGTTTCAATTTGCGTTGCAGAAGATGAAACATTAATTGGTCCAGAAAATACCTCATGTGGACCTTGAATCTCAGCAGTACTGTCTACATCAGACCCAAAATATGTAATATTTAATTTTAATTCAAATTCATTTTCCATTTGTCTATTTGCCCCATGCATTACAGAAACAATTGCTTTTGCCATATTTTACTCCCATTTCCAGTTTACAGTCCATTGACCATAAATTCTGGTTCCTTTTCCACCCACTTTTGGATTTTGAATACCCTGCGTATTCACCAATCCACCGTTCTGCCTATCATTTTTATTTAAACTCAAAATAGGTTCACTTAAATAGCTATTATTAGTAGCGTAAATTGTAAACCCAGTTCCAGCAACTATATTTCCAGCTTTAATGCTTATTGTTTCAACTAAATGCTCGTCCGCGCTATGGTCTGATGTTGCTTTAGCAAAAATCCAGGCATTTACAATTGAGTTTGTCGCTATAGATGATTGTCCCGTAATCGCAACACTAGCATCAGATTTTCCGGGGAAAGATCCAAAATCAACTGTAGTTTGTCCGCTAGCTCCGGCGCCAGCTCCTCCGGGGATATTAACAACAGTCTTACCGCCAGAATCACTTGCGCTAACACCTGCTCCAGTAAAATTTAATGTCGTTCTTTGTGTTAATGGAGATCCTTCGTCTTCTACTGTTGCATATCCAGATCCAGATGTAGATTGACCACTAATTGAAATCTTCATTGATATTGAACGTCAAACCAACAGTCTGCGCTTCCTATTGTTTTAGTAGGTCCAGTTGACGAGTTACAAATAGTAATTCCAGTTGAAAAAAATCTTCCAAATTTATCTGCTGAATATGAAAAATTACTTTGAGCAGGAACAATAAAAATAACTGTTGGCACAGACGCATCAGCAGGAACAGATGTTGTATTGTGAACCTGTACAAATTGGGCTGAAGCTTTAGAATTATACCCATTTATAGAATAAAGCGTCCCTGCGCCTGCTTTTACAACTCTGCTTGCCTCATATGCTGTTGATGTTGCGTTTGCTGGAGAAAATGTAGAAGTTGAATCGGGCTGCTCTTTATTTGTAATCAGCCACGGTGTTGTGTTTGCCGTATTCCCTGGCTGAACAGTCCATGTTCCTGATTGCGAAGCCTGTACAGCAAATGTTCCACTATTATCAACAGTTAAAGATCCGGCATTGTCATCAACATGAACCACGTTTGTTACTGTTGACACCGTCCCTATATTCCATGTGCCGCTTTGAGAAGCCGGAACGGCAGATTGATTTGAAGCTATAGTTACCGGCAAAGATGCCGACATTGTTGTTTGCCCAAGAACTACTGCGGTTCCCGCATTATCTTGTAGCTGTGCTTTTACTACACTTGAATTAGTTAAAGGCTGAATTGTCCAGCTTCCACTTTGATTCGCGCTTACTGTTCCACTCACTGGTTGTGTCGTTGCGCTTGAATCTGTTCTCAAGGCCCCTGACGTAGTAAGCGAAAGAGGATTTGTCTGTGCGTTTGTGTAGCTTGGAGATCCTGTTGTTACTGCGCCTAGAATTAAATTACCTTTTTGCCCAGATGTTGTAGACGCTTGAGCTAAAGCCAAATTGTCAGTATTAGTTTTTATAGTCGCTAAATTTCCACCAGATTCTAAAGCTAAGGCTGATGTATTTAAGTTTGTTCCAGCATTTGCCGTTACCGTGCCAGAGATAGGTTGAGTAAACGCGCTCCCATCGACCTTAACCGCCGTGGCATTTGCGGTCGTTGCAGATAAATCAACCTTTAAAACCCCCGCCGTTGTGCCTGCAGCAGACTGAATGTTGGTCCCGTCATCAACCATCATTAAGGTTCCGGTTGCAGTACCTCGGGCAGCGCCGTCAGCGAACTGCGTACCTCCGCCAAATGAAGTTATTTGATTTCCCGAACCATCAACCACAGAAACATCTAAAGCGCGAGCAGATCCTGGAGCATGAGAAGTTAAATTATTCCCAGATCCATCTTGATTTCTAACAGACCAATTTCCTGATTGCGTGGCGGCTACAGTCCCACTAACTGGCTGAGTTACACCAGAACCATCTATTAATAATTTACCCGAAGAACTTATTTGTAATTCATTTCTATCGCCATTTGCTACCGTTGGCGGCGTTGAATTATATCTTCCAGCGGCGCTTATGACATCGCCATCCGTTTGCTTTATAAATGTATATGCTAAAATTGCGTTTTGAATTGAGCTAGCTATTGATCCATATATAACAACATTGGCAGTTCCAGTTATTCCGTTAGCTAAAGCTCTAATACTTTTTATCCCGGCCACAGGAAATCCGAATTGCCCATTTGCTCCGGTAAATAATGTCAATTGACCATTTAAAGCCTGGACATCAATACCAGCTAAGGAATACCAATTTGTGCCGTCTAAACTCATTTCAAAAGAAATAGATCCAGCCCAAGTTCCCGCGATGTCCATTATTACAGTTCCAAGCCCGTCACAAGACATTGAAACATTTTGAGAGCCCGTTAATGATGCCGAAGAAGTTCTTCCAGAAACATTTGGAATCGCCGATTGATCAGAGGCCAAAGTTACCGGCATAGAGTTAGCCATTGTTTTTTGACCAAGACTATTTAATTTTCCATCTATATTAGATAGAGACGTATTTCCCGTTGTCTGTAATGCCGAAGTAGAGGCGCCAGTTGGAAGTGATACGGTCCCTGAAACATTGTTAACATTCCATGTTCCGCCTTGATTAGCCGTAACTGTACCGGATACCGGAACAGGATTTCCTGAATCATTTTTTACTTCAACTTCATTTGAGACCGTAATCGTTCCACTTGTAATCGTTATCGACCCAGATCCGCCGATATCAACAGGTATCCTACCGCTAATTTGAGAAGGTATTTTTGAATCTATGCTAGACAGAGTCGATTCTGTTGCCGCCCCAGTTGGTAAAACAGATGATTGTACATTTGTTTTTATATTGCCAGAGGAATCAGCCTGAATAGGAGATAAAACATCTCCCGGCTTTTCTGCCATTGCCGCGATGCCGGTAATTGTAGAATCAGTCTCGCCTTCTGTATATTCTGTATTAGTAGAGCCGCCACCACCTGCAACGGTTTTAGAGACAACAACCCTTTTGGCGACGTTTCCGTCGTCATCAAGCATGTAACTATTCTGGTCGTTGTCTTCGCGACTCCCTAAATTCATTTATTAACCTTTAAAGCGTCATTAATAAACTGATCTTTAGATATTGCGACATTGAACCACGCATACCATTTCCCATTTGAAAATTGAATGTCGAAATATCTAAATTCAGCCCCGTATTTTAAATTATTTTTAAGCATGGCAGCTACCAATCCTTTCGGACTGGTAGCAACCAAAAACTGCGGAATGCGAAAAGAATTTCCAGCATCCACTTAAAGCTATTAAGAACCTGTACCGTTATAATAAACACCGGCTTTACCACCTTGCAGAACTTTTGATCCAGCAATTGTGTGCAGCAAGTATTGTTTTTTGATACCAGGTAAATTCATCATTGATTCAAATGACGGAGCCAATTGAACCGCAAATGCACTATGCATTTTGTGATAGAAAAGAGCATCAGCCGCACTCAATGAAGGATGTACTAAAACTTTGAAACCAAAGATTTTTCCAACTTCACCGTTTTGCACCGGCTCTGCATTGCCGTAGCGTTCAGCCTGAATAAAGTTTGAAAGCTGTAATACAGCTGCCTCTTGGTCAGGACTGATTACCATATATCTATCGCCCATCGGCACGTTTTGTTTATTCAAAAGCATGCGCGCATTGACGATATCTGTTACTTGTAAAGTATCAGTAGGACTATTCGCATAATCCAAAATATGGTCAGGCGAAGCAGATGAGGCTAATTTAAGTTGGACGATGATCAAATCATCCATTTTCTTGGCTAGCTCTTCAGCCGCTTCTTTGATAACTTCAGCTTCTACGTTTACAGCCGATTGAAGTTCAGCAATAATCTCAACCTCTGCCAAACAACCAACATGAGATAATGTTAATTGATCTTGAGTGAAGATCATTGCTTGCGCTGTTAAATCTGTATCTTCGACCTTTGTCTCCGCTGTAAACTGAGCGCGACGAGGAATATATACGGATTTCGATCCCGCCGGAACTGAACTAGAATAATCTAGAACAGTAGGAATCAAAATACTTTTTGCTTTGAGTGTTTCTTGAACGACAGCACTCACCAAATCCTGTCTGGTTGTGCCGACATCGGTTGCTCCAATAATTGCCATTTTAAATTCTCCTTAATTCTTAGTTTGATTATTTAAATTAGCTAACATCTTACTTAGCTCATCAACAGATTTGCCCTTTAATCCACTTTGCTTTACGTCAACCACTGGTTTTTTTGCATCAGCAAATTTCGGGGCCTCTTTTGAAAACAAATAAGGTTTAGATTTTTTTAAATCCTCAATCGTTGTTTTTAAATTTTCACCATCTACTTTAAAATCATCAGAAACTTCCAGAGAAGAAACATCAACTAATTTTATAAGCGCATCGGAATCAATGCATCCATGCTTCAAAGCCTCGTTTTGCAAAGCATTTGTAACCGCATTATAAGCAAATGTACCAACGGCCTTCTTATGATTTGTCTCAAGATCAGTTAGTTTTTTCTTAAGCGTGTCGATATATTCATCCTTTTTACCTTCTAACTGCAATCTTTCTTCTTTCATCTTTTGAAGCTCAGCCTCTAAGTTAGTTAGTTTTTCAGATGCTTTTTTCTTTTCGCTTAATACTTTACGATATGTATCGTAAGCAACACTGTCTTTTAAATCTGCACCACTGGTGCTAGATGTTTCTTGTTCTTTTTCCTGAGTCGCGCCACTGGCCGTAGCCTCAGTTGTCCCACTGGGACTTTCAGATTCTGACATATTTTAACTCCTATATGGTTATAATACAATCACCTTGACTGTAATTTTCTTCTTAAGTCTCTAATAATTAATTGCCTAACCTGTTCTATACCTTTGTCGTGCAACCCAAGAAATGGCCTACCGCCCTCCGCAACAAATTTTGAAACTTCTTTATTGCTTAAATTGCTATCATTTCTTTTTCCGGTTGCCTCGATAACAACTTTTGCGGGATTCATAAATTTAGTAAAGTCTAAACTTTTAAGCATTTGTCCGGTTAATGTTAAATTAGATTTTGTAGGCTTAAAAAAGTCTGGATCACCATTTTTAAATGATTTTCTTTTCTGTATGTATTTTTCACTAAGCGGCTTTAGGTCCTGAGGCACAGATTCAGCAATTGATTTCCCGCTGCGAGTAAATCCCTGAATCAAAGAAACAACCTTTTTACCAATTTCTTCAAGTAAAGCCGGATCATTTGCATTAAATATCTTTTTCAACTTCGAATTTAATTTATCAAGACCTCTGATTTTAACCTTCGCCATCTTCTGCCCTTGCTAAATCTATATTTTCTAAAATGTAATCCTCAAAAGCTTTCTTGCCTTCATCTTTTTTGATCTCAAGCGCTTGCTTAACATCATCATAAAATAAAGATTTTATTTCCTTTATATCTTTAGATTTAAGACCAAAGAACTGTCTTTTACTTACCGTATCACCGGTATTATGATTAAAAGCCTTGGCAATTTCTGTGTCGTCATCCCAGCCAATGGTTATTTTATTTCCATCTTCTGAAATAATATCCATCGTGTCCAGCATCGCACCGGATAATGTTAGGTTAACTTCTTTTTTATTTTTCCCGAAAGCCTTAAATTCATCGCTTTCTATATATGATTTCGAATAATTTTTAAATGCTTTACCATTTATATCAACGCCGGACTTAGTCCTTTCTATAATTTTGTCAATTATAGCCTGACCGATAGCTTCTTTTAGAGCTCTTTCATCCTTAAAAGAAATTCCGTCAAAAATCTCTTTAAGGTTGAATGTCTGCTGAACCTTGGTCTTTTTGTAGATTGGCTCCGCCATTTATTACTATTCCTTCAGATTCAATTTTATCAATGATTAATTTAGCAGAGTCCTCGTCAACCCCGCGAAGCTCCATTATAGCTTCTGACTTACTCATTAATCCCTCTTGAACAAGCTTAATAACAGAATCCTCTTGCTCTGCTTTCGTCTGTATAATCTCAGGCCTATTAAAATTAATTTCTTCTATATCGGTAGACGGAGAAATTGTTGCGACCTGTAAATCAGGAATCAATTCACCATCTCCGCGAACGCCTTGCATTACATTTGACCATGATTTCATTACTTCAAATAATTTGTATTCTATTTGCTTAAATAGCTCAAAGTCAGATGAAGAGGCCTCAAACTTTTCAATGTTAGATAAAAGCCTTTCAATGCCAGACGAAAAACTAGTTCCTTCAATTTTTCCGCTTACTGTTTTAGGATCAACACCGCGAGAAGTTAAAAATAATCTAAGAGTAGTTTCCAAAAGATCAATACTTGCCGCCATGTCAGGATTTGGCGTCACAAATTGAAAATTTGGAGAAATCTCCGGCGCATTTCTATCAAGCTGTAAAAATAAAATGTGATTAGGACCAACAACCATATCTGTTGGCTGTTTTTCAGCAGAAATAACCGCCTGCGAATACCCTTGAAGCCTATTAATCGTTGCTATATCACTAAGCAATACACTGTAGTCTAAACTAAAATCTACAATTCCATTTCCTTTTCTAACGAAAAATTCCATATCTTTTTCGTCAGCTATATCAATAAATGGCATTTTTCCAATTGGGTTAGGCATTACTTCACTGATAAAATTACCCTTAGAATCCATGACAAAATGAATGTCATCGGTCCAGACTATATATCGCATAACCTGATCTTTATAATCTTCAGGGTCTCCAATTTGTTGATTTATCCCATCAGAATTAAAAAATGACCTAGCATCACTACTGGGATTTGCAAGATTAGCGTCAGTAACCACATTCTGAAAATAATCATATTTATCAACTGAACTAAGAACATAAGCATACGGTTGCTCTGGATCATCTGCATCTGGAACCACGTCATAATTATGCGGAGCTAAAACCTTAAGTTGAATAATCCCTTTTCTCGGTATTACCTGCAAAGCACACTGGTCAAATAATTTAAAATACCGATTGGCAAGCTTAAGCCGATTGTCAACTTTTCCATACTTATATAAATTGTCAATTTGCTCTTTTTCGTTATCACTTAATTTTTCATCAAATACCCTATAGGGACATTGATTATAAATAGACGCAATCTCATCGGTTATTCTCTTAGTAAGATTAATAGAAGAAATCCTTCTCATGTTTGAGACTGTTTTTCTGCTAAATTCTCTTTCTAATTTTTCAACTAAATACTTTTCTTGTCGCTCGCGATAAATTTCAAATCTTTTTAAGCTTTCGGCTTTTCTCGCCTTATTTTCATCCGAAGTTATTTCTTCAATAATCGAACGCCTAACATTTATATTCATCAGATCAACGTTGGCCATTTTGATTCCTTATCTTGGGATTAATGATGGTCCTTTTTTGTTTTCATTGGAAATTGTACTCATTATCCCATATCCGGCAGCAGTAGTAATATGTTGATAATGCTTTGAATCATCTTCTAAATACTGCCCGCCTTTTTTTAGTTTTGTCAAAGAAAAACCCTCATCTAGTGTAACACATTTCTCATAAACAAAAAGCCTACGAAGTCCGTTTGCATTACATAAATATGCGTTGATTGTATTATGCCTTGTTCTTACAGGAGGATTAGACATCGGAACATTCATTATAAATCTAATAAAATTACCTGACTTTTGTCTGTAATTTCTCAAAAAACTTTGAATTATTTCATAATCAGATGACTTTGACCTAGTGTCTCGATGCTTTCCGGCGGCATCTCCATTTATTTCATACTCGCAATCAAAATCAAAAAGCCCCCTAGTTGTAGCATCCTCCATTATTTCTTCAGTTCTAGCCCCATGGATAACAATCTCATCAAAAAAATGAAATTGTCCTCCTATGTACTGAAAAAAAACTGCACTCATTGGCTTGCCATCTCCAATGTTAAAATCAAAACTCATGTGAATAGAATACTTAGTGTTTATATCATAAGATCGTTTTAAAAAATTATGCTCTCTTTGATATTGATGATAAATAATATCGTCTTTAATTTCTAGCCATTCGCCGTCAATCATTCTTCTTGCCAATAAAGGATCTAAGTTTTCACGCAGACTATTTATATAATGTGGCGGTAAAAACGGATTATCAGTAGTTTTAGAGTAAAATACCATTCTTGTCGGAGTAGGGTTTTTTATAAAATACTTGTATGCCCAATGAGCGGGACTATCTGGATTAGTAGCATAAATAATAAAATTCTCTTTTACACCCGGAACCCTGCCTACGCGCATTCTCATTTCGTCAATGGCCTCTTTGTCATCATCATCGTTTTCCGTAACCTCTTCAATCAAAGCAGCAGACAAACGAATAGACCGCCATTTTTTATATTTACCATCAGACCATGACCTAGATATTATTTTTGATCCATTATAAAAAAATATCTGCGCTCTAGTATTATTAACCTTATAATGAATGCCCTCATCAAAATCCTCTGATAAATGATCTAAAATATCCTGGAAAATTGTATCCTTTAAATCTGGCATTGCTTTTCTTCCGATGCCAAGAATAGCACCAGGGTTTTCTAAACAATGAGAAATACCGGCATGAGCCATTAATGTAGATTTGGCACTACCAACAGATCCAGATAAAAGAATTTCTAAAACACCTCTAGAATAATCAAATCCATTGATTGTTCTTAAAACATCCTTTTGATAAGGAATTATTGTCGGATCAAAATCATAATAGGTTGGCGAACTATTCCCAGTCGTCGGGGTCATAGGCTCTTTTTGATTTATTAAAAGGTTCAAAGCCAATAGCTTTAGATGATTCATTAGGTAAATCAGAATTGGCCTGATTTTCTGCGAACTTTTCTAAGAATCTAATTTTACCACTAATAAGAGCTTTTATTACAGGAGCAGCATTTTTGTTGTTCGGATCTTTTAATATATTAACAATACATTGATATGCCAGAGGCATTATTTTATCAAGATTCTCTAAATCTAAAATCTGTTTTGCAATTTTTCTTCTTTTTAAATCTATTTCTTCTATTTCTTTTTTCAATTTCTCATCAACAATAAAATTCTGAAGCTCTTTATTATCCCTAAAATCAATTAATTCCTCTTGAGTAAATTTAATAGAAAAATCCTGATCTGTAGAAACAGAAGACAATTTTAAATCAACATATAATTTTTCTTTTTCTGTTAAAATCATTTTCCCTAATGAGATGTTATTTTTGGCGCAGTGTCTAGTATTTCTTGTGCGGTTTCTTCGTATGCTTCAACAAAATTAACCAAATGGTCTATAAAGTTAGCGCCAGTCATTCTATTTTTGGAACTAATAATCAAAGTAATTTTATTACATTTTTCATCACGAGTAACAAGATATAATGAATCATCGTCTTCAGGGGAGTTTTCCAATCCATCGGCCTTTCGAATTTAACAACATCGGTATAAAAAACGGAATACCATCTAGAACTATTCCACAGCCTAGTGTTGGTTTATGCAAGAAATGTTTTCCATATTTAAATGCATACGATTTTACATCAATCAAACAACCAACATTCATCGCCCAAATCAATTGGCCCTTATAATTATTTAAATAATTGACTCCGCCATAGGAGTGAATATGTCCAATACAAGTAGATATCCTTGCCTTTTCTGCCATCTTAATATGACCAAGCTGTCCAGCTACTCCATCTCCATGAACATATCTTACGCCATCGAATTCAAACTCATCAGCCCATCTCCATCCGGGGGGTGCTTCTAGGAATTCCTCATATGATTTTAGAAATATACTAGGCAAGCCAGCATTGAATGCTTTTTTAAATGGCCTTATTCCATGATTAGAAATACACACAGACATTTTAGGCCATAGCTTGTACATCTTTTTTAAAAAATCTAGGGCCTGACCAAACTCTTCTTTAAAGCCTATGCCGTCTGGATCTTGAACAAAAGATGTAGAAATAGTGCTGTTATCTGTCTCATCGCCAATGCAAACAAAATTATTGCAACGATATTTGTCGGATACAGAAAGTAAAAATGGCAATGCATCTTGATGATGGAATGGGCTTTGGAGGTCTGATATTACAAGCGTCCTCACGAGCCAATTATATTGTTATATTTTTTTTATTAATACACGACTAAGGACTATTTTAAATCATCAGGATACAAATCTTTATTTTTCAAAGAATATGATCCAAAAACTTTTTCCGCTTCTCTATCATAAGCCATTGCAGCTTCTTTTTCACATTTAAAAGAACCAATATATTTTTGCTTAACCGTCACCTTAAAGCAATTAAACGGAGTTCTTCTAACGCCCTTGAATTTTGATATGAAGGGAGAGGCGTTTTTATGATTTAATTTCTTTATATTTGCCCTGTTTTGGCCTAAAGAGGCGAGCCTAAGATTTTCGATCCTATTATTCAACGGATTTCTATCTATATGGTCAATCTGAAAACCCCTTGGAATTTTACCATGATGCATTTCCCATATAACCCTGTGAACGGCATACTCTCTTTTTATATGTACTCGTCGATATCCTTTTGAATTGACTCCGCCCGCAATATCTCCTATTCTACAGCAATAAGCAGGCCTCGATTTCCAATAAATCTCGCCATCTCTATACTCAAAATAATCATGAAAATTCATTTCAATCCCATCCGTAACACTTTCCGCAGTAAAATGAATCAAATTCCTCATTTGTTGACCTAAAAAAAGGTAAATGAAAATTACTGATTCTTATCTCTCCACATTGAAAGCACCTTGCAAATCGACACTTATGATAAGGACAAGATTCCTCAACTACACAACCGCAGGGAGTATCTTCATTTGTGTTTTCCATATCCCCTCATAACAAAAAGCCCGCGCTATTGCAACGCGGGCCAAACCATATTAGCAAATAAAATCAAAATGCTTTATGGGCGGGAGCTAAGGAACTGCGCCAATACCTCCAAGAGGAATTGATTTGAGTTCATCAAAGCCCTGGTTAGCATTTGATATTGAAAATACTGGTAACTAAAAAATATGATTAAAATCAAAAATAAGATGCCACAGTATTGAAGAATTTTATCTCTCATCAGGCAATTTTAACACCAAAGAAAGCGGCCTTGCACCTAGAGGTAGGTCCGGAATATGATTATCCTCGACCATTTTCTTTTTAATCCGCTCCTCACGCCTAATATCGGCGTAAAGATCATCGCGAATCATTGTTAACTCTTCTATTTCTTCATTTATTTTTTTTATTTTAAGATGGTGTTTTTCAACTTCCCAAGGTTCTAATGAATGAAAATGTTTTCTAAGTTTCATCTTTGTTTGATAGCGCTTCGACATCAAACAATTAATTTTATTTCTCAATATCTCTAATTCATCCGTCGCATTCATCCTGAACTAGCTGCCCTTCCTTGGCCTCTAAGATTTTACACATATCTAAAGTATATGCGTAAGAATCCTTTAATCCGATTAAATAGTAATGATGGATCTCAGATAAATTTGGTTTTTGAAGATCAGATAAAACTCTATCAAGAGATTCCTCTATGATTTCTCTTAATTTAAAAAGCTTCATTCGACATCTTCCTCAAAATAATAATCTGGACACTCACATTTACATGGCTCGTGAATCAACTCATAGTTTCTAGAACTAAGACAAGAAACTAACACAATTAACATAAATAATATAATCCATTTCATTGCACCGATTTTAGCGCATTAATTCTTCCAAATCCATAGTATGGCTGAATTCCTATAGGATCAGCTTTAATTGACCTTTTTGAACTCAAAGCCAATGCCATCGCGCCCGATACATACGGCGTTGCCATAGAAGTTCCACTCATTCTACCCCATCCCGTATTGCCCGAGCATATCTCACAGCCGCTCATCGGAATACTTGATAAAATATCAAGACCTGGGGCCGCAAATTCAATTTTGCCTCTAGACGAAAATCTAGTAATCGAATCATTTTGGTCTGTTGCAGAAATCGCAAAAAGTCCGTTCATTTGATAAGCGGCTGGAAAGTTTGTCTGGCCGCCATCGTTTCCGGCGGCGGCAATAACCTTTACTCCTTTTTGAGTAGCATAAAGCAGGGTTTGATACATAAGCTGAGTTGGCCCACCGCCACCCAAGGACATATTGATAATCTGCGCGCCACTATCAACGCACCATTTTATTCCTTCGGCTATCCCGTCTAACGAACCGCTCCCATCAGCTCCTAAAACTTGGGCAGAAATTAATTTTGCCCTTGGAGCAACGCCTTTGGTCCCGTATCCATTGTCTTGGGCCGCAATAATTCCCGCAACATGGGTGCCATGTCCATGCCTCGGAGAGTATGGGCCGGAAAATGAAATAAATTTAGATATAACTAAATCGGGATGAGATAAATCTATTCCAGTGTCCGTTATACAAACGGTAATCCCTTCACCTTGATTAATTTGATTAGCCTCCATGCCTTGTATTTTCTGGTATCCCCAATCTAATTGTTGGGCAGGATAGTTTTGATTAGGTGGATTTGGCGCCGGCTGTGGATTGGGTTGTGGATTCTGTGGAGATCCACCCGAACAGCTTGCAAACATTTTTGTCATCGAATCCCATACACCAGACCAATCCACGGGCTGAGGCTCTACTTGTGCATAAAATTTAATGTTTTCTTCCCAAACTATGCCATCGAATGCCCTGGCCTCAGCCGTTTTCTTATTTGATTTAACAGTTCCTAGAATATCAGGCTCGCCATTTAGCATCGACCATTGTACATATTCTCTCGGGCGATAATCTTCATAAAGGTTAATTAATGTTAAGCCAATAAGAGTTATTGCGGCGCCGACTCCAACAAGATATTTACCGATTAAATACCAATTAAATTTTTTCATTTTATTTTTCTCCTAAATTTCCTATTGCTCCAGAACGTAAAGCCAAGCGTAAAGCCTCTAGCTCTTTAAACTTCTTATCATACTCTTGCTCGCGGTCCTCTAGGCGGATTTTGAGTTCCTCAATCTCCGCTTCCTGTTCTTGCGTAACTTTAAGTAAGGCGTCGTAGGCGGACTTCTCGATGACGTGAATGCCGCCTTCAATAGAGTCGTTTGCAGAAACTAAATCATAAAAACCACAAGGCTTAGTTTTTATTTGTTGATCGTCTTCTAAGCAGTATTCAAAATGATCCCCATGACAAGACGTCCCCTTAAATATCCAAAACTCTCTCGGCGATTTAAGATCCATATTTTTGCTCCTTACCAATTTTCCTACATCTCTCCTTTAAGTTTTCAGTCTGGTGAAAATAGGTTAGTCATTTAAGATAAAAGTTTTTCACTAGGTTTTTTATTTAGCATTTGGGCAGCTCTAAGCTCCAAGGCAACTACTCGCATTAATTCCCTAGATTGAGCCGCAATTGCATTAGCTTTTTTAGGATCAATTTCATTAACCCTTAATTCACTTAAGGTTTCCCATAGTGTTTCTTTTAAAGACTTCGCAGAAAATTTATCTCTTTTCATTTTTTCCTCCTTATTAAATCTCTTGTTAAATTATTATAAGCTATTTTTGTTTCAGTGTATTCTCCCCACTTTTTTCTCATTGCTCTTATATATTCATTTGCCGCATTCTTTGTATGTCTTTCTATTGTTAATTTTAATCTGCGTCGACATCCAGAACAATCGTCATAGGGATCATGATAAGTTATCATTTTATTTAATTCTTCAAAAAATTGTTTTCTTATTGTTTTTTTAGAATTATTTCTTTTCTTATATTCTATAAAACTACAATTATATAAATTCTTTATTTTTCTTGTTATCGAATCCGATGAGCAGTTAAAAAATCCCGCGACTTCTTCTGCAGTAGGATTAAAAACCATCAATTTTCTCAATTGTTCTATATTTATTTTTTTCTCCGGTCTCATAAATTACAAGACCAGACTCTATCTATTTTTTCAGAATTTGCTTTTATGAAAGAATCAACTCTATCCTGGGAAGTAAAATAAATATCTTTTTTGTTTTTATAAACCAAAACATATGCTTTTTTTGCCATTTTATCGGCTTGTCGTTTTGCTATGGCATCTAGCTCCATCATCATCGACATTTCTTTTTTTACAGTTGATTGTCCGAGCTTATATCCAGCAAAAAGCGCTGACGCTATAGCTAATAAATAAAATATCCATTTTGTCATATTTTCCCCCTCGTTTGTCCGGATTACTTAACATTCTATAAATAAATTTTTCCACTTTTTTAACCATTTATGAATTATTGACACACTTGCTTTGGCTGTAATGGATTATTAGTGCACATCGTGGCTTGAGTGCCGTCCTGATACCACAGCGTACAGATAGCGTAAAGGCACCTAGGATCAACGTAACAAGAATGGTTGATGACAGGAATCAAATAGCACTGCTGTTGCGTTGGCGGTACCGTCTGGGCTTGATAAACCAGTGTGTCTTTTCGTCCACAGCTTGTAAGAAGTAAAATCATTAAAATGTGTTTCATTTTTTGCTCTCCTTGATGGAATCAAATTTATTTAAAAGATATTTTGCCTTCAAGCACATATCATCTAAATCAACACATTGCATAATTTCTACGGTCCAGTCTAGGGTCTCGAAAAAAATATCTGATTCTATAAAAATTGGAATGTCGCCTTTAAATCGCCTAATAGCCACGGAGTCAGATTTTTCTCTTAAGGACACTAGAACGTCGCCATAGATTGGATGCGTGACAGGATAGCCAGATATGCGCTTAATTTTAGTGATTAGATTGCTGTGCCGGGATATTCCATCCTTGGGCGGCGTCTTTTTGCAAAAATTTGTCATTTTCTAAATAAGAACCTTTATGAAAACCAAATTCCTTAGTCCATATGCCGTTACAGTTTTCACAGCTAAAAGTAAATCTAAACTCTAATTCACCATTCCTGGTTCTATTTGATCTTTTTTCGACTAGAGGTGTTTTTATTATTTTTAAATCGCGATCAACTATAATTTTATTTATGGCTAAATAATCATCAGTACCTTGCATTACTTCTAAAGTATAAAAATGATTACAAACACTATCAGGACAATTTGGGCATAATAAAACTTTTTCCATTTAAAAGACCCCTCGTGTGTTAGTGGAAATTTTTTTATTATTAAAAATTAAAGTATTCAATAAATCTTTTATATCGCATAGCATTATTAATTTATGTAAGACAATTTAAGATTTTCTACTTTTTATAAAGTGACAATTTACGCTGACAGATTGACAGATGTTTTTCAATATCCGGCTGATATATTTATTTAATATTTATTTTTTATTTGTTAAATATTGAAAAAGAAGTGTCAATCTGTCAGTAAAAATTAAAAAATGTAATAAAATAAATAACTTAGTTACTGACAGATCGAGTTTTTAATCTGTCAATAAGTGTCAGTCATCTGTCAGTAAAACTGTCAAAATAGCTTATTTTTTTGGCATTATTGTTTGAGGAGTTATATTTTAATCCCGAGACCCCTCTTTTGGACCCATTATTGACAGATAACCTGACAGATTGATTTGTCGATCTGTCAGTAAATTTACTCTTAATTACTGCGCCTAGTCTTTTAGCAAACGACTGAAATTGAGGTAAATTTTTTACCTTATATTTCATATCATCAACAAACATTGTGTATAAAAATTCGGTCTCTAAAAAAGAAGATGGCGCCCCTTGTTCAAGGCATTCGCAGGCCCACCAGTAGATGGAATCAGATTCTCTTTTGTATTCATCAAAAGCACTATCAATAGCTGCAACTCTTGGCAGACTTTTGTTAGTTAATACTTTTTTATATTCTTGAATTGCCCTATTTAAAATACCTGATCTTTCTTGTTTTAGAAGATTTACCATCTCTGGTATTCTTTCTTCGGGCGGTATCCATTTCTTAAATGGAATTATGCAGAGTCTTTCTTCTAGACCAGACGAGAAATCGGCAAACGATGGAAGTTTATTACAGGCAAAAATCAACCTAGCAGTTAATTTTGCACTAAACTCATCTTTACCCTTAAATGCCATATTAACATGACCACCGCCAACAATAGCCTTGAATGCTTCTGCATCTATATGCTTGGTAGGAGTTTCTTCAACTATATTGGCAAGCTTTTTATGCATTAGAATGGTACTAAATGGCTTTGCAATATCCTTCATAGATACTGAAGAAAAATTTTTTTCTCCTAAAATACTCATTATTAAATCGAGATATGTGGACTTACCGTTCCGGCCTTCTCCATATAATATAAACGCTTTATGGAGCCAGGGATTACCTCCAGCCAATGAATAACCAATTGGAATAAATGATGCCGCCGACAAATCCTTATCTCCTTCAAAAATATAATTTAAAAAATCTAATGTTTTTGGACAATCAGCATCGGGGTCAAATTCATAATCTAAAATATAAGATCTAAAAATATCTGGAACATGAGGAGATAGTGTCATTGTTTTAATATCCAAAATTCCATTTTTAAGATTTATTTTTCCTTCAAATGCGCACTCTATTTCTTTTATATTTTTATAACAACGATCTTGAGTCGTTTGGAGAAACTGCGAAACCTGTCTAGGTGATGATTTATCTAGTGTCATTTTTACTATTTCATTTCGCAAAAAATCCTCCGACACAGACTGATAATAATTATTTTTGTAAATATAATCTAAAGATTCATTATGAATGAAACCGTTTTCATTTTTCATGAAATTTGCAAGCTCTATATATTGAGGAACTTCTTTTGTAGATCCATTTCTACTTTCAACAATTTTAAAAAATCCAAAATCTTTATCGGGATAAATTTTTTGTTCAACTATAGTATTAACTTTTTCTCCTCTACGACCCTTCTCTCTATAAATTGTTTTTTTAATAGAAGTTACAAACCCAAATGCGTTGACTTCTTCCTCTGTAGTTTTAAATTCACCTGGATCAGAAAATAATGGATTTTTAGGATGAAGAATTTTATCTTTTCTTATTACTAATCTTACGACTTCATCGGTGCTGTGTTTCTCCATAATGGCGCAGACATAGCTTTTTAAAATTTCATTTCTTCCAGATTTTTTGTTGTTACCGTCGCTATTTTTATTAACGCTATCAACAAAATCGGTTATTTTAAAAAGTAAATCTTTTGGAAATTCAGGCAAATCATCTAGAACGTCTATTATATTTATACCGTTTACCCATTCAAAAGGCTTCCCCGTATCGGGATGGATAGAAGGCGGGATAACGATCATTTTTCTTTCTGAAATGAAATCGAAAATCTGTTGCCCCATATATCGTCTAGATACATTTGGAAGATCAGAGTGTTTAAATAGAGCGGTAAATCCTTTGCTTCCTTTTTTTTCACAAGGAGAAGGTATAAGCATGTCCTTGATAGCATCGCTTATAGCTGTAATACCAGGGGCCACATTTTCGAATTTTTTATCAGCATCTAAGTCAAAAGCACAAAGGCCAGATTGCGGCCCCATAATTAATCCTATATTGCAATTGCCATGCGCTTTAATTAAATCTTCTATCTCTTTTTGTGTCTGTGGCTTAAAGCTCCATTCTTGAAAATCATCTGTAAAGGGTCGCTTTCCATTAACAGGAATGACAGATAAACCATACTCCCAAAATTTTTGTGCATTATCTCCAAAGATGCCCATTCAAGTAGCTCCCCTCGTTTTAAATTGAAAAATGTTAGAATTTAAAATATAAATTTACCCAAGCCCGACTTGTCAATAAAGCAAAGGTCTAGCGGCCTCATGCGACAAATCCCCTCGTAAGAGATTTCGTCAGTTGACAGTCGGGCAATTTTTTTTTAATCCTCTCAATACACGAGGGGAAAATAAATGTCTTTAATATCAGTAAATCAATTTGATCATTATTGCGCAATCATAAAAGAAATAGAAGAATCAGAAGGCGACGTTTCAGAAAAAACTTCTGAGGAATTGATAGAAGTAAAAAGATCAATCGCTTCGTCTATTGATTCCACAGTTAGATATAGAAAATATCTAAAGGATTCAGTCGATAAATATAAAGATGCTTTAAGGCATTTTGTTGGAGTGCAGGAAAAAAAGCTTGCGCGCTTAGATGATTTCTTGAAATGGACGCTAGAGTTTACTGGGGATTTACGCACTCCATTTGCGTCAATAAAGATCCAAACACGCAAGACGAAAAAAGTAATTATTGAGGACTTTGATCTAGTTCAGAAGTTTCATCCTGAATGCGTGACCATTTCAACATTTGATAATGTTAGAACTATTAGGCTTTCAAAAGACGATTTAATAAAAATAGCAACAAAGAACGAGCCAATGGGATACCAAGTAATAGAATCAGAAACCAAATTTATAGACGCGAGAGAAAAAACAAAAAAAGGGGAAAAAAATGATATTACCGAAAACCAAGACAATTAAGAAAACAGAATTTAGAAAATGTAATTCTTTATTATATGCTTTGCCGAAATGTGGGAAATCTACCTTTGCCTCAAAAATTCCGAATGCTTTATTTTTGGCGACCGAGGAAGGCCACAATCATTTAGAAGTTTTTAAAGTTAATATCACAAAATGGGAGGATATTTATGCGCTTACAAAAGAATTACAAAAGCCAGGTCATGGATTTACGACGCTTGTTATTGATATTGTTGATTGGCTTTATAAGCATTGTGAGCATTATATTTGTAACAAGTTTGAAGTATTCCATCCTTCTGACCTTGCTTACGGAAAAGGTTTTTCCTTAGTCAAAGACGAATTTGTCCGAGTAATGAATGGTCTTAGCCAAATGGGATTCGGAATGATTTTTATTTCTCATGCTAAAGAACGTGAAATGAAAAAGAAGAACATGTCATTTACTTATATGGACACGACTTTGTCGGGAGCCTCTAGTCAGCTTATATGTGGACTTTGCGATTATATTTTCTATGCATATATAGACGATAAAGGTCAAAGATTAATGCGCACAAAACCAACACCATATATTAATGCCGGCGATAGAAGCGGAAAGCTGCCTGATATTTTATCTTTTGATTATGAGCAATTTGTAAAAATTTTTAATGAGTCAGTGAATGTTAAAAAATAAAATTTGCTCTAAGTGCAAAAAGGATAAATCAATTGATATGTTCTTTAAAAGAAGGGATAGGGCTATAGGGTTTGGTTCGGCCTGCAAGGAATGTATATATGAAATTTATAAAAATAATGATGCATATAGAAAATATGCTAGAAAATATGGACGAGATTATTTTAAAACAAAAAAAGGAAAGAAAAATTCTATTAGGGCTAGGATTAAGCGAAAACTGAGAGGACAATCGAAAGCGCACGATAGAGTAAAATACGCTTTGAAAACAGGTAGGCTTATCAAAATGCCGTGCGAAAGATGCGGGGATAAAACCTCCGAGGCTCATCACGATGACTATTCTAAGCCTTTAAATGTTATTTGGCTTTGCAGTTTACATCATAAACAGAGACATAAATTTTTGAGACAACAACAAAAACAACCAATACAAGGAGACAAAAAATGAATGAATTTGAACAACTATGGAATGAAACAGAAGCCGTATCTGACGAAGGCGGATTTGAGACAATAGATGAGGGTACTTATATTTGTAAAATATCAGATACTAATTTTGATATGACAAAACATCCAAACCGCGCGGTATTGACTTTGGATATAGTCACTAATGATGATAGGACAGAATCAAAATTTAAAGGCCGCAAAGTCTGGGCAAATTATCAAATGAGCCCGCAAGGCATTGGATTTTTCAAAAGAGACCTCGCTCGCCTTGGCGTAGATCATTCGGGGATTAAAGGCCTAGAAGATTTAAGCACGACTTTAGGCCTACTTGTTGATAAGCACGTGGAGGTTTATGTAAAGAATAAGCCTTCGACAAAGAATCCATCTAAGATGTTTACTACGCCTTATATTAATTCTGCCGTTGACATGGATATGGGGTTTTAATAAACTTTATTTGATCTCATCAATCATGTGTTTTCCTCGAAGAAGCCCAGTTTTATCCACTGGGCTTTTTTTTATGTAAATATATGCTAGCATTTTTCTATGTTATATCTTTGGCAATGCCCGCATTGTTTTGATTCAGGCGTCCATAATATAAATCCCGCAAGATGCCCCACCTGTGGGTATAAATGGGTCGAATATGATATTAGGCCGTCAAATGGTGATGAAGAAAAAGAAATGAAGAAAATGGAATATGAACGAGAATTTGAAAAAAAACGATCCAAATAGAATTATTATCCATTGCTCTGATACCGAAGATTCTGGAGACAAAATCGGTTTAAAAGAAATTCGTCAGTGGCATATTACCGAGCGTGGATTCCTGGATATTGGTTATCATTATGTCATACGCCGTACAGGCTTGATTGAAATCGGTAGGCCTGAAGATGAAATCGGCGCCCATTGCCAAGGGCAAAATAACGACTCTTTAGGCATTTGCCTAGTTGGCACCAGGCATTTTACTTATGCGCAATATGAAGCTTTAGTTACTTTAGTCCGCGCCATTCGAGACCGACATAAAATTTCTATTGAAAATGTTTTTGGTCATTATGAATTTAATAATAGAAAAGAATGCCCTTGTTTAGACATGAATTTAGTCAGGTCTTTTTTATCCGTTGAAAATTTTAAAAGATCAATCCTCAAAGTCTAAATCGCGATCCATCATTTCAATAATGGAATTGGTCGGGAGAATTTCTCGGAGATAGTTTCTTGCGCCGTTATGGTCTGCGTCTTTGATAAAAGAGCAAAAGCTTTTGTAGTATTTTTCTAAAAGATCGGCTGAATCAACCACAACGCCGAAAGCGTGTTTTTCAATTTTAGCTTGTAAGAAAACATACTGACTCATAGCTAGATTATTGCGTTTGCCTTTAGCTTTTAGCTCTATAAAGCAAGCTCTGCCAACCGGGTCTACGCCAACAATATCAGACATGCCGGCAACGGTTTGTCCTGAAATATATCTTCCAGCTTTTTGTGAGTATACTGCTTTTGACTCTACAACATTACAGGAAAAGCCATTTTGATGAAGCCAAGACATTACCTCGGCTTCGACTATTTTTTCTGGCTTTTTTGATTTTTGCATTTATAGACTTTAGCTACTTCTTTTTTATATTTTGTTTCTAATTTGTTATATCCATAACCCTGAAGCACAACTAAAGTAAAAACAACAACTGGCCAAATCATTTTAAATTCTCCTTATGCATTTGCGTAAATGACTCTTAAATATCCTGATCCACCGTTTCCGCCTGTATATGGACCCCCGCTGGTATATCCCCCAGCGCCACCCCCGCCGCCTCCTGAATTTGCAGAGGCAGAAACTCCGTTTGTATTAGGCGCTGATCCTGCGCCGCCAGCGCCAAGACCAGCGCCACCTCCGCCCCCGCCCGAGGAAGATCCTCCGGCTCCACCGCTTGCGTAGAATGAAGATTCTCCGGCGGCCCCGCCACCGCTACTCCCCTGCGTTCCATCTCCACCGGCCGAAGTTATTCCTCTAGCATTTGATGAAAATGTTGCCCCAAGACCAGTTGTTCCTCTGGCCCCTCCAGCTGCTCCTCTAAATGTTAGTATGGAACCAAAAGTCGTATTTGATCCAGCTGCTCCGGCGGCATCATTTCCGCCGGCTCCGCCCCCACCTATTGTTACTGATATTGAAGCCGAAGGCGTTACTAAGGTATGAATAAGAACAGGTACGGCTCCGCCCCCTCCGCCCCCGGCGTTCCCGACTCCGCTAGTGTTGCTGGTTCCTCCACCGCCTCCCCCGCCTCCACAACCTAAAACCCAAACATGATTTACATTGGCCGGAACCACGAATGTGCCATTGGAAGTAAATTCTTGATACGTAACGCCTTGTCTATCATATAAAAAATTAAGCAAAGAACCCATTTTTCGCATTAAGTCTTCTGTCACCGGAGCTTCATTTGCAATTTCAATGTCATTCATTTTAGAAGAAAAAGTACTCGGTAAATCTGACATAAGTCTCCTTAAATCATTTTATATTGCGATTTTCCATCCGCAAATGTTGCTGAATCTTCCATATGGACATATCGTAGTTTTACTGCGTCTATAGTGTCAACGCCATAAGGATCTAAATCAAGTTTCATTCCTGCAGATGGAGTAAACGACAAAGCCGGACTAACTGTGACCGTATTGCCAGTGATATCAGAAAGAATAGAGCTATCAGAAGAAGAAAACGAATCATCATGAATCCTGACAGCCGTTCCAATATATTCTTCCCATTTTTTATATTCATTCGTCCCGAATCTTGTCGTGTTATAAGTTGGCTCAATAATAAATTGCGTTGTCGAAATCCCTGTTTTAATAATCGAAGTTGGCGAGATAAGACCATATCTTGCATCCTTATCAAAATTAGGATCAATCAAATCTAAAGTTACAACACCAGATTTTAAATCTAAAGACCAGTTTGTAATACTAAATAATCTCGGTTCCCCATCTCTTGTGCCAGACGTTATATCTGTTATTTTTAAAGACGGAAGGTCTAGCAAAACCGTATCATCAACTTCTAAATTAAATCCAGTGGATAGATTTACTTTAATTCCATTAATATATTCGGCGCCAAATTTAAACTTTTTTAACTTTCTATTAGACGCTGTAGTCGCTAATGACAATCCATTTTGCGCGACGTTTGGATTATCTATCGAGTACTCTCTTAATCCTTTAGCCTCTATTGTTTGTTGCTTATTTCCAATGGGGATTCTATCTCTTGACGTTTGGCTGAAGGCTACGGTTCCCCTTAAAAAGTTATTGTCAAAAACATCCGGTTGATATTTATAGGCTATAGTATTATAAAAATTCTTTGACGTACTTCTTTTAATTGAAAGACCAGACGGATTTAATACATTAGTTATATCTAATGTTTTTATTTCTTCCGTTGGCAGAGGCCCAAGATGATAACTAACCGATGATTTTGTCTTTCTTGGAACAGAATATGCCGCCGCTGGATTATATAATTGCTCTGAAATAAATGTTTTTGCATTTTCTATTGTATCATCAATTAGAAAATCTTGATCAAAGTTACTTAAGAAATTTCCTTTTACTGTTAAATGCTCTTTTACTTCGACATCCTCTGCCGACATTTTCAAACCGTCGGCCCAAACGTCATATTGAGACCTGATAGACAAAACGGCCGCAGAATCATTTTCTTCAACGAAAGAAACTCCGTTTATTTCTATATAAGAGCCGATATCTGTTTTTGTAATAGATAAAATTTGTTTATTAGATACGTTGTTGGCGCCATTTGATGCACCGGAAGTTGTAATATAATCACCAACGACGACACCAGTTTCTAATTCGATGTCGTAATCCATGAAAAAAATTGTATTTGAAACAGTCTCAGTCGGCGAAATTCTTACAAAGTTTTCTATTTCAACGGATTCTATAAATGGACCGGATAGTCCAGAAAACATAGTTTTAAGAGCTAAATCTACAGTGTTTCCAGTTAGGCGAATAAAAGAATTTACCTCAGCATTATCAGAATGATTTGCCGCTGTTGAGGTAAGTCTGCCGCGCACACAGCCTGTAAATGTTGTCGCTGTCTTGCCTGTATATTCAATAAATTCGTCGTTGATTCTTAGATAGTATTTTATTGAAGTGGTGTCATAAGTGGAACCGTCTGGACCTAAAATGGGAGCGAAAAACTTTGAAGTATCGTCCACCGTTATTGTGGTGACAGAATTATTTATTGCCCCATTTAAAAGAGTATTTGCTTTAGGAAATATAGATGATTTCTTTAGAGTATCTGGGTGCGCCAAATTTATTATTATGGATCCAGGTGTTGCATTTATTTCGTCAATAAAGCCTTGGAAAATTAAAACATAATCGTCTTTGAAGGCTGTCTCATCAAAGCCAAACCATACTTTGCAGCGTCTTGCCATTATATCTTCTAACAAAACGCCCGGGGTCATTAATTCAGTTATTGATTCATTCTTATCAATCAAAGCGATTTGCATTGACGTGATAGCTTCACCAGTTCCCTTGTCTGGATTTAGCTGAGTTTTTATTGTGTTTGATGTTCCGGCTGTAAAAGAAATGATATCGTCTGAATTTTCTAAATCAGCTAGACCGCCGATGACCCAATCATCGCCAATTAAAAGACCAGGGTCACCAATTTTAATAATTTTAAGAATTTGAATTGAGCCGTAAAACTGGTCGTGGCCCTCAATTTCAAGAACTATGTTGGGCTTTACTATTCCCTCTTTAGATTTAGCCAGGGCCGTTTGAGTTAATTGTAAAGACAATTGTAAACCTCTTGAGAATTAAATTGTAAACCCTATGACTTTTTTAACCAAAAGAAAATAAGGGAAGGGATTACGGCGAGAATGCCGCCAATTAATCCCCAAAGCCCAGACTTTACTTTTAAGGTAGTAATCTCGGCCCACATATCGGCATGAGATTTAGTTACCTCTATTTGCATTTTCTCAATGTTATCATTGAGGCGCTCAAGCTCTAATAGAACGTGGTTTCCCCATTCTCCCCAAGTATCTTTTACGCTAGTTTTTTTCTTGCTCGCCATCTTTTTTCTCTGGGCAAGACTGTGGCTTTGAAACAAATAGATTTTTAATGATTTCAGGAATAATTATCATTAAAAGATTTTTGATCCACTGAGGCATTTTGTTACTCCTTTTTTAAAAAGACAGGTGGGAAATAATTTTCCCACTAATGTCTTATTTCATTAATTTACTAACAACTTCTGCGCCGCCGATAGTTCCAGCCATAAGAAAAGAAGATAGATCCTCTTTCATTTCCACCGGAATTTGATCCATACCAGAAATGGCAAGACCAAGTGCTGGCATTGCCGCCATTAAAACAACTGGGATATCCATTCCAGGCTGCCATCCATCTTTAAGCGCGGCTTTTGTGGCATCCACGATTGAACCAACAGCTTGAAAAACTTCGTATGTTTCTTTAGAAACTTTTACTGATT